GGTGCGAACAAGTACCTCGGCAAGGCGGTGCGCGGGGCCGGTGACAACGACATCATCGTTCGCGTTCGCCTGGAGCAGTAAGCCATGGGTGACCTGCTCAGGCAAGGAGGCCAATGGCTGGAGCAGCAGCGTTTTTCGACATCGCATTCGAGAGGGAGTCAGGGATGACGGACCTTCTTCGACAAGGAAGCGAATGGCTCGAATCGATGCGTGAAAGGCACTGCTCCAGCCAGGTCACCTACCGCCGGGAGGCGGTGGAGCTCGTCGTCAACGCCACGTTCGGCCGCACCGAGTACGAGGTCGAGGACGAGTACGGGCTTCGCGTCGGGGCGCAGGTGACGGACTTCCTGATCTTGGCCGACGACCTGTCGCCCACGTTCGACGAACCGGAAGCGGGCGACCAGATCGTGGCGGACGGACGGCTTTACGAGGTGATGGCGCTTTCGGGACAGGGACATTGGCGATGGAGCGATCCGTACCGCACCACGATGCGGATTCACACAAAGGACATGGGCCAGGCATGAACGGATGCGACGGACAGTATGAGCGGGTGTGCAAGGACCAGTTCGCCTCGATCCACGCCAAGCTCGACCGCCTCGACGAGGCGATTCGCGGCAACGGCCGACCGGGCATCACCGTGCGGCTGGACCGCCTGGAACAGGACGCCAAGCGTCAGGCCCGGTTGCTCTGGCTCGTCGTCGGCTCGGCGATCACGGCTTTCGCCTCGGTGCTGGTGGCCTGGGTGACCGGCTGAAGGAGAACACGCAGATGGCGAAACGCTGGATCAATTCATTGGACGTCGAGGTCGGACCAAACGGCGCGCCGCTGTTCAGTGTAGCGGGCTGCACGTCGTTCGTCGGCGGGACGAAGACCATCGCGTCGACCGCCACGCCACAGGCGCTGGTGGCCGCGTCCACCCCGTGCCGGTTCGTGTGGATCGGTGCCCGCGTGAACAGCGATGGCAACCCGCTGAACACCAAGCCGTGCTTCATCGGTGATTCGGCCAACCAGAACATCCCGATCCAGCCCAGCAACTTCGAGGGCGTCGTGATTCGCATCGACGACGCCAGCAAGGTCTTCATCAAGGTCGGCGTCGCCAATCAAGGTGTCGTGTACCGCATCTTTGCATAGGAGCAACCGTGGCCCTGTTCACCAGCGTACAATCCGGCAACTGGCACGACCTGACGACGTGGGATCAGGGCGCGGTGCCTGACTTGAGTGTGGACGACGTGACCGTCGCCAACGGTCACGAGGTCGTGCTCGAGTCCAGCTACGACGAGTCGGTGACATCCGGCCGCCTGCTCACGGTGGGCACGGGCGGCACGCTCCGGGTTCAAGGCAGTCTCGATGCCAACGGAGGCGACATGATCGTTGCCGGCGACTTGATCGTTGAAGGCGGCAGTTCCCTGCTCACTTTGAGCGGAGGCCATCTTGAGATTGACCCCACGGGCACGGGCACCATCGATTCCGGTTTCTTCCTGGAGTCCGGGGGCACGACGAACGTGGAGGGCCTCCTCGAAATTACCTCTAGCGGCTACATGGAACTCTACGGGGCCGGCGCAGTACTGACGGTGGCCACCGGCGGCGTGATGGACTTCTACTGCGAAGGCTACGTCGAGGACGGCAGCGAGTTTCACCTGCATGGCGACTTTCAGATCAACACCGGCGGCGAGATCGCCGTCGGCGACGCGGTCATGACCATCGAGCAGGATGGCGTCGCTGTTATCGACGGCACGCTGCATATGGCTTCCGGCGGCCTGACCGATGTGTTCGGCTCCCTGGGCGTTTCTACCGGTGGTTCCCTGCGCGTCGACACCGCCGGCCAGGTCAACGTCCACAAGAACATCTCCATCGGTGGGCGCATGATTGGCGGCGGCAAGATCGTCATGCTCCGCCGCGAGGGGCGCATCCTCGACTACAACGACAACCCGATCTTCGTACTCGACCGCGCGTACGGCTTCGGCCAGACGCAGATCGCGTGAGGTGATTCATGCCACAACAGATTCCCGACATTCCGCAGGACATCCAGCATCGGCCGAACAAGACGATTGCCGAGCGTAAGGCTGACCTGAAAGCGCGACGGCAGGCCCGGCTGGATGCGATGACGCCCCAGCAGCGCCAGGCCGCCCAGGATCGCATCGACCGCATCGAAGCGGTGCCCATCGACAAACGCCCCGCACTGATGCAGGCGTCGCGCCTGGCAAGGGTCGCCCGTTCGATTCACTCGCAGGTGGACGCGGGCCTGAAGCTCAATGAGGCGCTGGCGCTGCTGACTGCCGACGAGGCCGAGGCCGTCAATTGGCTGGCGGATCAACTTATCGCGGAAAGGAGCGTCTGATGGCCCTGACAATCGACATCGCCGATGCCGTCGTCGCTGAACTGGCGAGCGGCGCATTCAGCCAGCCGATCACGCCCGTGCGGCGTGTGCTGCCGGAATACGAACTGGCCGACCTCAAGGACCTGCGGGTCACGGTCGTGCCCGCCTCGGTCGAGATCGAGGGCGCGTCGCGGGCCGTCTGCCAGCACGACGTGCGGATCGACATCGGCATCCAGAAGAAGCTCGGCAAAGCGCTGGACACCGAGGTCGCCCAGTTGTGCGGACTGGTCGAGGAGATCGGCGAGTTCCTCAAGCGTCGGCCGCTGGCGGCGTTGCCGTATGTAGCGTGGGTCAAGTCGGCCAACGAGCCGATCTACGCCGCCGATCACCTGGCCGTGCAACGGGCGTTCACGAGTGTGCTTTCGGTGACTTACAGGGCGCTGAAATGATCCGCTTCGAGATCAAGCAGTTGTTCTTCGACAGCCCGAAGGTCGTGCGGGCGGTGGATCGGACGACGCGACGCGTGCTCTCGAAGTTCGGTGCGTTCGTGCGGCGGACGGCGCGCAGCAGCATCCGCAAACGCAAGCGGATCAGTGAGCCCGGCTCGCCGCCGAGCAGCCATTCGGGACTGCTGAAGAAGTTCCTCTTCTTCGGCTACGAGCCCCGGAAGGATTCGGTGGTCATTGGACCGGTGAGACTCACGCAGAAGGGACGAGGCGAAGCGCCGAGCCTGCTGGAGTACGGCGGCTCGACCAAGGTCGAGCACCGAGGCAAGCGCAAACGGGCGAAGGTCCGACCCAGACCGTTCATGGGGCCGGCCTTCGAGAAGGAAGAACCCAAGCTGCCCACCATGTGGAAAGGCAGCATCAAGTAGCAAGGAGGCTACACGATGGCCGAAGAATTCATCCTTGGCATGAACGCCAAAATCTACCAGGGGCCGACGGGCACCGACCTGGCCAGCCTGACCGAGATGAGCAACGTCAAGGACGTGACGCTCAACCTCGAAGCGGGCGAAGCGGACGTCACCACCCGCGCCAACCAGGGCTGGCGTGCGACCGCGCCGACGCTGCGCGAATGCACCGCCGAATTCGAGATGCTCTGGAAGCCGGGCGACGCCGGGTTCGACGCGATCAAGACCGCGTTCCTGACCTCAGCTACGGTCGCCCTGGCCGTCCTCACCGGCGACAAGGCCGCGTCGGGCACCGAGGGGCCGAGGGGTGACTTCAGCATCACCAACTTCAGCCGCAACGAGCCGCTCGAGGAAGGCGTCACCGTCTCGGTGACGGCCAAGCTGGCGAAGTTCGAGGAATGGGTGGAGGTGGCCTGATGAAGATCTTCACGGATGCCGCCGGTCGGACCTGGACACTGACGCTCAATCTCGGCACCGCGATGGCGGTCAAGGGCAAGCTGGACATCGACCTGCTTCAACCCGAAGCGGGCGACCCGCCCTTGCTGACCCGCCTGGGCACCGACGAGATGCTCCTCGGCGAAGTGCTCTGCGCGATGCTCGAAGGCCAGTTCGTCACACACAAGGTCACCGAGGACGACGTTCGCAGCGGCTTCGACGGCCAGACGCTGCTGGCCGCCCAGAAGGCGTTCTACGAGGAACTCATCGATTTTTTCCGGTCGCGCGGCCGCAACGATCGGGCCAAGGCGGTCGCCAAGCAGATGGCCATGATCGACGCGGCGGTGACCGCCATCGAGACGCGGATCGACGGGATCGATATCGACCAGACGATCCGTGGTGCGATGTCTGGCGAATCGCCGGATCGCTTGGCGTAGACCCTCGGCCGCTGACGTTGCGGCAGCTGTTGTGGATGGCCGAGGGCCTGGGCCGCGAACGATGGGCGCACACGTCGGTCATCTGCTCGCTCATCGCAAACGCCAACCGCGACCCGAAGAAGCACCGCGCGTATCGGCCGAGCGACTTCGACCCGTACGCACGCATGGACCGGCGATCACGGATGGTCGCCGGCAAGCAGGACCTGACTCTTCTCAGAGAGGCCCTCGAGGCCCGGAAAGGTTTTTGAGCAATGGACATGGACTGGAACGGAATCTGGCAGGTCACGTGGGACGTTCTCAACAGCCCGGCGGTCATCGCCATCATCGCGGCCGGCCTGCTGTGGCTGCTGAACAAGCTCTACGCCGCCAAGCCCGCCTGGCAGGCGTTCGAGGGGACGATCATCGCGGCTGTGAAGTGGGCCGAGAAGGAAATCCCCGACGACACGCCGAACAAGGCGCTCAACCGCCTCAATGCCGCGCTGAACTACGTCGTCAAGGTGTACGAGGAAGCGCGCGGCAAGCCCGCTGACGCCAAGGTCCAGGCTGAGCTGCGCGAGGGCATCCAGATCGTGCATGCCGAACTGGAGGCCTCCGGCAACCTTGATAAGCCCGTGCCAACGGAGAGCTGAGCCATGCAGTGGCTGATCAGCCTGATTGCAGCCATCGTCCGTGTCCTTCTGCCGTGGGTCGTGAATCAGTCGCGACCCACGGCGGAGGACGCCCACCCGGACCGTCAGACCCGCGACCGTTTGCGGGCCAGGGTCCGCCAGCATTGGGGCAAGCCATGAGAACCGCCAAGCTCGAAATCTACCGCGACGCAAAGCGCGAGTGGCGCTGGCGACTGCGGGCGTCCAACGGGCGCATCGTCGCCAACAGTGGTGAGGGCTATCGCCGCAAGTCGTCTTTGCTTGGCGGCATTGAATGCGCCCGCGTGATGCTCAGCGGCGACGTGCCCGTCGTGGAGGTGCAGAAATGATCCGCAAACTGCTTCCGTTCCTGCTGCCCATCCTTCTGTTGGCCGGTTGCACGCGAACGGTCTACGTCCCGCACGGTACGCCCGTGCGTTTGCGCGAGACGGTCAAGGACGTGAAGGTCTGGGTGAAGGACGCCGACGGCCAGCCCGTCGCTGGCCAGATGGACCTGTACGAGGGCTGGTACGCCTTGCCGCTGGAGGAGGAGCAATAGGCAGCGTGTCACGATTGCTTCAACAACCGCCGCATCAACAGGAAGCTGATGCCGTGTTTGTCAAATACTGGATGTGTGAGTGTCTCGCCCGGAACAGGCTGGAATCCATGCTTCTCGAAGAAGGTTTGACTGGTGTTTCTGGCGTGAGTGCTGATGGAGATGTAGCCATGATTCAGGCTGTACTCGACAAGCTTGGCAACAAGACCGCGTCCAACGCCATTGCCCTGCATATCGGGACGCACAGCCAAGTGACGAAGCTCCATCTCACGCTCGTTTTGGGATTGCCCCACAACAGTGCCCACGAGTTGCTTTCGATGCATCGCAACGAAGATCACTTCGGAACCGGGCAATTTGAAGCGTTGCCGAACGTCCCGAGGCAGGCCCACCGGTTCCCAGAGAATCTCCCAAAGCAACTGGTCGGTGGCTTCCAGCGCTTCCTCGGTTGGTTCGCATACTGTGATCTCGGACAACGGGGTCATACCGCAATTCTAAACGGACTGTTTACGAAGGGAAGTCCAAAGTATGCCTAGCGCCCGTGGCATTCGAGCAGGACGCGCCTTCGTCGAGCTTTTTGCTGACGACAGCAAACTCGTGCGCGGTCTGCGCCGGGCGGAGAAGCGCCTGAAAGCCTTCGGCGACCGCATCCGCAACTTCGGCCTGAAGATGGCCGGGGCGATCAGCGCCGCCATCGCGCCGCTGGGCGTGCTGACCATTCGCGCCGCCGCTGACGCGCAGGAATCGCTCAGCCGCTTCGAGCAGGTCTTCAAGGACCAGGCCGACGCGGCGGGCGCGTTCGCCGACGCCCTGGCCAAGAGCGTGGGCCGGTCGAAGTATGAGATTCGTGACGCATTGGCCACATTCCAGAGCTTCTTCGTCGGCCTGGGATTCGGCGGAACCGAGTCGCGGGAACTCAGCCAGCGGCTTCAGGCGTTGGCCCTGGACTTCGCCAGCTTCCACAACATCACCGACGAGGACGCGATTCAGCGGTTCATCGCCGCGCTGTCCGGCTCCGGCGAGGTGCTCGACCGCTTCGGCATCAACATCAAGCAGGCGGCGCTTCAGCAGGAACTGCTGCGGACGGGCATCCGCAAGAGCTGGACCGAGGTCACCGAACAGGAAAAAGCCCTGGCTCGGCTGAACATCATCACCCGCGCCATGGGCGATCAGGGCGCGGTGGGCGACGCGGTGCGGACCGCCGGGTCGTTCACCAACCAGATCAAGCGGCTGCGCGGGCAGGTGCGGGACACGGCCGTGGAGATCGGCCAGGCGCTGCTGCCGATCGTCACGCCCCTGGTGGCCAAGGTCGCCGAGGCGGCGAAATGGTTCGGCCAGTGGATCAGCCGCAATCAGCAACTGGTCGCGACCATCTTCAAAGTCGCCGCCGCTGTGTTCGCCGGGGCCATTGCCATCGCCTTGCTCGGCACCATCATCAGCGGATTGAGCAGCGCGATGGCGGCGCTGATCGCCGTTGTGACCGGTGTCGGAACGGTGTTCAAGTTGCTGGCCGGTGTGATCGCGTTCCTGCTCTCACCCATCGGCCTGGTGATCGCGGCCGTCGCGGCACTGGGCGCGTATCTGGTCGTAGCCAGCGGCATGGGCGGCAAGGCCCTGACCTGGCTGGGCGAGAAGTTCGGCGCGCTCGCCGAAGATGCCTCCGCAGCATGGCAAGGTATCGGAGACGCCCTCGCCACCGGCGACATCTCTTTGGCCGCGAAAATCCTCTGGCTGACGCTCAAGCTGGAGTGGGAGCGGGGCACGAACTTCTTGCTTGGCATTTGGGAAACGTTCCGGGCCAACTTCCTCAATGTGCTCGACAGCCTCGTGTACGGCGGTCAGGTACTGTGGGTCGAGTTCGTCCACACTGTGCAGACGCTCTGGGCACAACTGATCAGCTTCCTGCAAAAGACCTGGGCTCGCTTTGACTCGTGGCATGCCCGGGCCGTGGAGGGTACAGCCAACTGGATCGCCAAGCGATGGGCCGAGCTCAAGGGCCGTATGGACGACTCTGTCGACGTCGAGTTTTTGAAGCGGCACATCGACCAGCAGTCCGACGACCGCTACGCGGAGATCGACGATCAGGAGCGCGAGGACCTGGCCAAAGCGGATGATAGACGGAATCAGGCCGTCGAAGATGCGGGCGATAGACGCCTGGAGAAGCTGAAGGAGATCGTCGAGAAGGACGCCGCGAACAGTCGCAAGCGAGAAGAGGAGCATCGAAAACGTAAGGAGCAGAATGAGTCCGACCTGCAAAACGCCCGTGCCGAGTGGGAGCAGGCCATCCAAGAGGCTCGCAAGAAGCGTCAGGCCAAGGAAGCCGAGGCCGGACCTGAAGGGCTGGATAGCGCCGACGACATCATCGACCGCGCCAACCAGGCGATTGCGGGCATAGGCGACCTGCTGGCGGACCAGGCCGCGAAGATCGGGGCGCAGGGCACGTTCAACGCCGCCAATGTGCTGGGTCTGCAGGCCGGGGGCGCGACCGCGACCGACCGCATGGCCAACGGCATCGACAAGATCGAGCGCAATACGCGCCCGCTTCGCAACGCACAGGAAATGAGCTTCGCCTGATGGCTACCCTCACTGAAAAGATCGACAGCCGCGAGTGGACCGAGGCCGACAAGTCGTCGGTCACGTTCCACTACATCCTCGACGGCACGGCCGACGACCTGACCGCCCGGTCGCTACTGCTGGGCTCGACGCCGACCTGGTACAACGGCCTGCGGCGCGATGAATGTACGCTTGAGCCGATCTTCGTCGACACCGTCAGCGGCACGGGCAAGTGGGAATGCCGCGTCCGCTACGTCAGTCCCGAATACACACCGCCCGAGGTGGGCGAGTCGAGCTTCGCATTCGACACCGGTGGCGGCACGCAGCACATCACCCAGTCGCTGGGCACGGTCGGCAGTTACGCCGCCAGCGGCACCGCACCCAACTTCGGCGGCGCGATCGGCGTCACGCACGACAACGTCGAGGGCGTGGACATCACCGTGCCGGTCTACAACTTCTCCGAGACGCACTACCTGGCCGACGCGACGGTGACGCCAAGCTATCGCGGGACGCTGTTCAACCTCACCGGCAAGGTGAACAATGGCTCTTTCAAAGGCCTGGCGGCAGGCGAGTGCCTGTTCCTCGGCGCATCCGGCTCCAAGCGCGGCGAGGACGATTGGGAGATCACCTATCGCTT